CGTAGGTTCTAAATTTATTAAAAGAAGATTAAAACTTTCAGGATCAGCAGGATTAGGAAGCGTATTAGGAGCTGCAGCAGCAAAAATTTTGCAGAAAAAAAAGAAAACAAAAAAAGTTCAGAAAAAAATGATGGGTGGTATGACTGCAGGTAGTCAATCAGCCATGGGTAGATTACAAAAAGCTAAAATGATGAGTGGAGGTTTCGGTATTTTTAGTAAAGGTAAAAAACGAAAAGAATTTAAAAAATCTGACGTAGAAAAACCAGGTAATGTTGAAAAGAAAAAAAAGAGACTAAATGAATTAAGAAAAGAAATAGGTGCTCAAGATGGAGTATTTGTAGAAAGACCAAGACCACCTAGAAGAACAAAAAGACCAAACAACCGAACTCGAAGAGACACTGATTATTTGAAAAAGGCAAAGGCTTATGACGTTCTTACTGATAGAGATAGAAAAAGAAAAATAGAAAAAATGTACCAAAAAAGAATGCCAAGATACAGAGACGGTGGAATGGCAAGAGGTGGCGGAGCTGCTATTAAGGGAACAGACTTCAAAGGTGTTTTCTAATGTACAAAAGAGGTACTTGTTGGGAAGGTTATGTTCAAGCAGGCATGAAGAAGAAGGGAAACAAAATGGTTCCCAATTGTGTTCCAGCAGGTTCCAAAAAAATGAAATCAGGTGGACTTACTAAATGGTTCAAACAAAAATGGGTGGATATTGGAGCTAAGAAACCTGGAGGAGGATTTAAAGAATGTGGAAGAAAATCTGCAAGTGGATCAAGTCGAAAATATCCAAAGTGCGTCCCTGCTGCCAAAGCAGCGAGGATGACAGAATCCCAGAGACGGAGTGCCGTTGCAAGAAAAAGAGCAGCGGGTAACACAGGACCTAAACCAACAAATGTGAGGACATAATGTGGAAGTGGCTAAAAAAATTATTTACACCAACTAGAATATCACCAACAATTGATCACGTGAAACCTACTTTGACTAAAGGTGACTTGAAAAAGTTAGCTGCTCAAGGTAAGATAAAAGAAAAGGATATTTATGGACAAAAGTAACAAAACAAAAAAGAAGAAAAAGGCTATACCTGGCGATCCATTCGAAAGACGTGAGTACATGAGAAAAATTCAAAACCCTATTTCTGAATATGATAAAAAAGGGAACTTAACATACACTGGTGCTAAAGAAGGTGGAATGGCTAGAGGTGGTGGAGCTGCAATAAGAGGTACTAAGTTCCAGGGTGTATTTTAAAAAATTCATCAACACATCATTATTTGATTACAGTGAGTTAAATGTTTTATTTAACCAAGCTCAATATCTTGAACAACTAAATTATAGAATTATTAAAAATGGCCTATCTTATTCTGTGCCAAATGATAGACTACTTGAAGCAAAAAATGAAAATACTACATTCATCATTGAAGATGCCAAAAACATCAAACCAACATTCAAAAGCTTTAGAGATGTATTCGTTGAAAAATTTCCGGATCTCAGATCTTCTGTTAATTGGGATGTTCATATTTATGCTAGCAGAGATAAAGGAGAGTCATCCTTTCAACCTCATAAAGACAAAGCTTCAAACGTCATTGTTCAATGCGAAGGTACCTGCAGATGGACTGTAGATGATGTTACTTATGAATTACAACAAGGAGATATTGTTTATATACCTATTGGGGTAAAACATCATTGTTTGCCAATGACTAAAAGGCTTTCTTTAAGCTTTCCTTTTTGGTTTGAATAAGCTACAACTCAATTAATGGATATTGATACAATTTCACTTGTTCAACAAAAGATTAAAATTCAAATCGACAAGCTCAAAGAACACGCTATATATGGTGTTGACACTATGGAGAAGCTACAATATATTAGGGGGCAAATCAGATCACTAGAGGATCTGCAACAGGATCTTAAAGACCTGCTGAACACAACGGAGTAACAAATGAACAAGTCCACGGAGACACCGAAACGGACTGAAGCTTTGCTAGATGCCTACAAGGCAAAAGAAGAAGTCGAAACAGTCCTAGATCCAAATGCGATCGAAAAATCAACGTTAGATAAGTTACCTACACCAACTGGTTATAGAATTTTGGTATTGCCTTATGCAGGACCTAAAAAAACTAAGGGTGGTATTTATTTATCTGACACAACACAGGAAACAATACAGATGACAACCGTCTGTGGTCTTGTGCTTAAAATGGGAGATTTGTGTTATCACGATAAAGACAAGTTTCCTAAAGGGCCTTGGTGCAAACTAAATGATTGGGTAATTTTTAGTAGGTACGCAGGTTCAAGATTCAAAATAGAAGGTGGTGAAGTAAGAGTGTTGAATGACGATGAAGTAATTTCAACCATATCTGATCCACAAGATATTTTGCACCATTATTAAGGAGGACAAATGGCTGAAGAAAATAAAAATCCAGAAGTTGAATTAGATACTGATGGCGTAAAAGAAGAAACAATACAAGTTGAACAACCAGAAGAACAAACAACACCTTTTGAACAAAAGGAAGAAGTTGATTTAGGTTATACTGACGTTTCAGGCGAAAAGAAAACTGCAAAAGAACTTCTGCAGGAAGTAAAGGAATCTGAAAAGAAAGAAGAGCCCAAACCAACATTTGAACAAAAAGAAGAAGAGCCTTCTGATCTAGAAGACTATTCTGAAAAAGTTCAAAAGCGAATAAAAAAGCTAACCTTTCAGGTAAAAGAAGCAGAGCGTAGAGAAAGAGCTGCTATGGATTACGCCAAAGGTTTGAAAACAAAGTATGAGACTGCTCAAACAAAAGTTGAGGAGACTGATACAAATTATCTCAAAGAGTATAATGGTCGAATAGATGCAGAAAGAGAAAAAGCTAAAAATGCTTTGAAAGCTGCCTATGATAATCAAGATACTGATGCTATTCTAGAGGCACAAGATAGTCTTACTAAATTAGCTGTTGAGAAAGAGAAAGTTTCTTTGGCTTTGAATGAAAAAGAAGCCAAGAAAAAAGAAGTAGAATCACAACCCGTTGATGAAAAAAATATCAACAATAATCCTGATCTACAACCAAAAATAAGTCAAAGAGCCACTAAATGGGCTGAAGATAATGATTGGTTTGGATCAGACAGAGTGTTGACATCTGCAGCTATGGGAATACACGAAGACCTTTTGCAGGAGGGAATTGACGCGGACAGTGATGACTATTATAATCAAATAAACAAACGTATGAAGGAGTATTTCCCTCAGAAATTTGCCAAAGATACGACTGAAGTTAAGGCTAAGGAACCCGTCCAGAACGTAGCCTCTGTGAGTCGTAGATCGGGAGGACGCAAGTCTGTGAAACTCACCAAATCACAGGTAGTTATCGCTAAGAAATTAGGGGTGCCACTAGAGGAATACGCAAAATACGTGAAGGAGGGAACATAAAATGACAAATGTAAAAACTTCACGCGAGTCTAGTACGAGAGAAAAAACAACTCGTAAAAAAGATTGGACTCCACCATCCAGTTTGGATGCGCCAGCTGCACCGCAAGGTTATGCGCACAGGTGGATTAGGGTTTCAACCGCTGGTTTTGATGATCCAGGTAATGTATCAAAAAAACTTAGAGAAGGTTGGGAATTCGTTAAAGCCGAAACCATTTTAAGTGAGATCGGTGAAAATGATTACCCCGTAATCCATGAAGGAAGACATGCTGGTTTAATCGGAATTGGTGGCCTTGTGTTGGCAAGGATACCGGAAGAGATTCTGAAACAACGTGCTGAGTATTTTAGAAAAATAACTCAAGATAGAACAGACGCGATTGACAGGGATCTTATGAAGGAACAGCACCCGGACATGCCGATCAATATTGATAGGCAGTCTAGAGTTACCTTTGGTGGTAGTCGTAAAAAATAATTTTTTTGCATTACCTACCCGAGATAGCTTGGATTAATAAAAACATATAGGAGAAAACAACTATGGCAAACGTAAGTGAAAAGTTCGGTCTTAGACCTTACAGAAAACTAGACGGTACACCATTAGTAGGAGCCCAGAACAGATACACAATTGCAAGTGGTCATACGACTGCAATTTACCAAGGTGATATGGTTATTCCATTAGCTGCAGGTAATATTGACAGACACACTGCTGGCAATGCGACAGCTGTTGTGGGTGTTTTTAACGGATGTTTCTATACAGATCCAACTACTCAAAAGCCAACGTACAGAAATTACTACCCAGGTGGAATCGCAGCAAGTGACATTACAGCATTTGTTGTAGATGACCCTGACGCAGTATTTCTAATAGACGCTGATGCGGCTTTTACTAGAGCAGGTCTGTTTGCTAACTATTCGGTTACAAACACTACAGGTGTAACACAGACAGGACTATCAAAAGTACAATTAGATGTGTCAAATGCAGCTACTGCAAACACATTTGTTGTTCAAGCAATTGATATCTCGCAAGATCCAGACAACTCGGATACTTCGACATCAAATGCAAATATTCTTGTTAGAATCAACAACCACTTCTACAGAAGTGGCGTAGGCGTATAATAAAGGAGAATAACTATGGCAATATCACGTAGTCAACTAGTTAAAGAACTAGAGCCAGGTTTGAATGCTTTATTCGGCCTGGAATATAGTCGTTATGAAAATCAGCATGCTGAAATTTTTGCGACTGAAACATCTGACAGAGCTTTTGAAGAAGAA